GGTATTATCAGGCCAAAAACAGAGGTTTTAATGGCAAGTGAAATAGTAGGAAAGAATGCTTTTGACGACCAACAGACCGGATTTGACCCCGCCCCCGCCCCCCGGCAGGCCCCTGTGAGAGAAGTGGGGGGGCGTTGTTGTGAGAGCCCTCCAGAGCCATTTCCCAAAAAAATCAGGAATAATAATTAGAGGTATAGTTGTCAAGGAAGTGTAAATTATGGAAAGTAACGAAATCAAGGTTTTGAGTAACGCGGAGCGACAGGCCAAATTCAAGCTTAATCGAGCATTTCGGAGTTTACCTTTGGACGTTCAGCGGGCGACACGGGCTTTGGGCTACAAGAAACTGGTTACATACATTCTAAACACAGAAAAAGGCACTACTCTTTCAGCTGCGGGATGGAAGTGTTTAGGTGAGTGTGGAGGCGGCAGTTGGAACTGCAAATCTCGTCCAAGGGTGGACATGCACCCAACACAGATGAAGATAAAATTTGCGAGAACAGGTTGAGGTAGTTAAATATGGTTAAGGTAATCAATTTAAAACCTTTTCAGCACCAATTTTTTTGTTCTCGCGCCCGATTTCCGGGATTTTTAGCCGGATGGGGCACAGGCAAGACGATGGTAGCTATTTTGAAGGGCATTTTATTGAGTACCATATACGACAACAATCTTGGCCTGATAGTTCGGTCGAAGTTCACGGATTTGCGTGATTCGACTTTGAAGGATTTCGAGCGATATACGGGGTTAAGTGTACCGATGAGTTCCAAGGAGATAACGATACCTGGTACGAATTCGGTAATCATGTTTCGTCACGGCGAGGAGTTAAGTGGTTTACAGAACATCAATTTAGGTTGGTGTTACATGGAGCAGGGCGAGGAATTCGCCACATCTGAGCAGTTCGATTTAATTCGCGGTCGTTTACGTCGGGAGCTTGACGTCGTAAAGGACTACAAATGCACCGAACCGGCTTACGATGAGCTCATACGGGACCTCAAGTCTAATCCTTTAAGACAGTTGATGGTAGGTGCTAATGCTGCGGGTCATTGTTGGACGTGGCGGCGGTGGGTCAAGGACAGGCAATCGGATTACGAGTTGCACGAGGCCACTTCTTTCGACAACTCGGATAATCTTCCGGCGGATTTCATATCCGATCTTCGTGCTATGGAGCGTGACAATATAGGTAAGTACAAGCGTTACGTATTGAATTCTCACGATGATTTCGAGCGTCAGGGTTCGTACTGGGCACCGTCTATAGGGGCCTTGCGCAGGACCAAGCCGCCCCAGATAGGGTTTGTACCGTTTGACCCGGCCTACGCGGTCCACACGGCGTGGGACGTGGGTTATACGACGTGCGTGTGGATGTTCCAGGTGATAGGCCAGAGTCGTTATTATATACGGTATTACGAGAATTACGGGGAGGGTATCAAGCATTATTGCGAGCAGTTAGACAAGTGGAAGAAGGAGTTGGGTTATTATTACGGCAGGCATTTCGGGCCGTGGGATGTTACGAATCCCGCGCATCGAGCGACCGAAGGCAAGACGGTCATGGAAGTGGCCGCCGAGCACGGAGTCAATTTCGTCAAAATGCCGATGGACAAAGACGTTAATAACAGCATAAAGCACGTTGAGAAGATTTTACCTTTGTGTTGGTTCGACGCCAAGAATTGCGAAATGGGTCTTGACGCTCTTGAATGGTTCCACGAGAAGAAGAACGACCGGATGAGTACGGACAACCGGCCTTATTTTATCGACATGCCGGAAAAGGACTGGTCCGAGCATTGTGCCAAGACCTTTATTATCAGCGACCAGGGCATACCGTTTATAGACCAGAACAGTCGGTCTATTACTAAAGAGCAGATAGCCGGATTACAGAAGAAATATGGACTTACGGGCTGACACACAATACATTACGGGCACTGACCAGGAGATAGCTTTAGCCATAGCCGAGGAGCTTGAAAGGGCTTTACATAATTTAGGGATGAAAGACCCGGACGAGTCGGCAATGGCCGAACACGGTCATATAGAGGAGGATGAGGACGGTTCTTTATCTTATTGTTGGGACGATATTCAATTATTCAAGACCGAGCCAATGCGTATTATGCAAGGCGTAAGGATAATAAAATGACAGATACTGCTGAATTACGGGACGGTTTTGCCGAGCATTACAATGCCGATTACGCGGGCTGGCAGAATTATTGGTTTGAGGCCCAGGCCGATATGGAATTTAGTTTACTTGCCCAGTATTCGGAGTCTGAATGGGACAAGGCCGAACGTCAGGGCCGAAACTTACTCGTTATAGACAAGACCAAAAGGCAGTTGGACTTATTGGAAGGTTACGAGCAGCGTAACCGTCACATTTTGAAGATTACACCTACCGAGGGTGAGGACGATCTCGTTTCACAGCAGCTTACGGGTATAATAATGCAAATAATGGCCGGTGGTCGGGGCTATACCGGTTATGATTGCATGAGCGCGGCCTTTAAGTGGGGCCCGCTTGCCACCGGCAGTAATTTATTGGAGATTTGGAAGGACAGGCACGGCAATTTGAAGTTATCTCGCCGGGCGTTCAATTCATTTCTTCTCGACCCGATGATGACTCAGCCCGATTTAAGCGATTGCGGTCACATACTCACAGGCCAATGGGTCAGGAGTGATAGGATAAAGCTGTTATTGCCGGAGAAATCCGATAAGATAGATAATATCAATCCTGTTCGCAATTCGGTCCGATGGCCTTTAATGGGGATGCCTTTATTTCAGGCCGAATCCGATGTCAGGCTGTATGAAGAATTGTGGCGTAAGGAGACGAATTACATCGAGACGGTTTTGCATCGTCCATCCGGGCGGGAGATCCCATTTAAGGTAATTAAGAAGGAGTTCGGCGACGCCAAAAGCGCTGCGGACTGGGTAAACGATCAAAACATGAACGGTATGCCCATACTCTCCAAGTATTCCAAGCCGGTTGACAAAATGCTTTTAACGGTATTCGTAGACGGCGAACCGGTATACGACGGCGAGAACCCTCTTGGTATTGACGATTACAATTTCGTATGGATGCACGGAGAATGGGTGCCGGAGTGCGGCAGGGACGATCTCAAATTACAATCTTTCGTTCGATGCCTGAGAGATCCTCAGAGGGCTTACAATCACAAGATCAATAAGGCTTTTGACATAATTGATTCCCAGATACAGACCGGTAAGATTATGCGCACGCAATATTTGGAAAATACGGAGGATGCGTACCGTTCGGGCCAGGGCGTACATCTCCATACCAAGGACAACTTACCCTCCAATCTGCCGCTAAATGAAGTGATTCAGAACATTCAATCGGTTGATATTAAGCCTGGTTTATTTCAGTTGATGGAGCAGGTCGATAAGAGCATTACCGTAGCCGGCGGATTAAATGAGGAAATATTCGGCACAGACGACACTAAGGACATGCCTGGTATCTTACATAAGTTCAGGACGGGTGCCGCGTTGACCGGTAAGCAGGGCATATTCTCCGGTTTTCGTGCTTCGAAGCGTGAATTGGGTGTTAAATTAGTGAGAATAGTTCAGCGTTTATACGATCCGTTCAAGGTGAAAAGATTACTCAATCAATGGCCGACCAAAGGTTTTTACGTAGAGGACTTCAACATGTACGACTGCACGCCCACAGAGGGCATGTTGACCGATACCCAACGGGAGTTGAGTTATCTCGAACTCAAGAATATTCGTGCCGAGTTCCCCGATGCGGCGCAAATCATTCCTGTTAGTATGTTGTTGAAGATGAATCCGACTTTGCCGAAGAAAGAGATTCTGGCGGCTATTCAGAATGCCGAAAAACAGCAGAAACAGCAGATGCAGCAACAGATGCAGAATCAGGAAAGGGCCAATGCTTTAGTAGAGGCCCAGACAAAGGCTGATATAGCCCGTTCAAGAGAGGACATATCCGATATTCAGGAGAACCGTGCGAACATAGCGTTAAAGCGCGCTCAGACCGCGACGGAGATACGCAAATTACAGGGTGAGACATCCAGAGGTTCGCGGGACGAAATGTTTAATAGGATAATGGATGTTACCGACAGGCTATTGACTTTAGAGAAGATTAAGGCCCAAAAAGAGAAGGCCCGAAAGAAGGCCAAAAAAGGAGCTTAACGTGTGCAAGAAACGAAAGAAGAAGAAAGGCCGCAAGTGATACCACTAATCGGACTAAATAAATTTTTACGTACAGGCATGATGGCAAGGGTCAAGTTGAATGAGCCTATTGTACCCGAAATATCGCCCAACATACAGGGTTTGGGTGCTTATAGTCTTTTGACTGCCGAGCAGAAAGGTCTTTTGAAATATGCCCTTAAAGACTATGCGAAGAGACGTGGTTGCAATATCAACGAACTTCGATGGGCGTTCGGGGCCAAAAGGGGCGGTGTCG